ATAGGACCAACACCTAGATCCATAGGAGCTGGATCACCTAATAAAGCATTACCTGAAGCAAATACGTTAATTGTTCCTGTAGCACTTGAAGAAGCACTAAGATTGTATGTACCTGCACCACCTGTACCAGTTGCAAATGATGTGATATATGAACCAGCTGTTACGCCTGTACCGCCAATATATTGACCTAATACAAGTGCATCACCTGATAGTTGTGAAGTAATTGTTAAAACTGTAAGTGTTACAGAACCTGCAAATACAGATTCAACTGAAGTTGGGCCTGTACCCATGTATGTTTGTGCAGGGCCTAAGAATAAATCATCACTAAATTGAGGCATTATGTCTTCTCCTTGAAAAGCTTGACATTAAATTAATTAAAAATGGATGAGGAGATTTCTCCCCATCCTTTTACTACATATTAAATACCAGGTGTACCATAAGCACAACGTGGGTCAGTAAAGCCCAAGTCATAACGTTCAGTAGCCTTATAACGCATTGTATCTGTTTCAAAATCACCTTCCATAGTTTTTTCCAAACGACGACGCATTAAAAGCTTAAAGCCTTCTGGTGCATCAGTTTGAACCCACCATGCTGTTGCTGATGTCAAACGAGATAAAACTGCGGCACCTTCGTCTAGCAAACCAATTGATTTGATAGGGTTGATGTCGTTGTTTGCGTTACCTGTACGCAATACAGATTTTAACAATACTTCAGCTTGGAAAATATTACCTGGAGCCACAATCAATTGACGTGGAACCAAACGAATACGTTTACCATTGTTATCTACTGCTTGACGGATTTGAATCAACATTTGTTCTAAAGATGTTTGAGACAAAACAGCTGCTGTAGCTAATTGGTTACTGAAAGTACCGTTAACAATTGGGTGAGCTGTGTTAATTAAAGACACACCGTCACCACCAGGGTTTGCAGAGTTAAAAGCTGTGTTTAGTACGTTTGCAGCTAACAATTCTTTAGTTTCCACTAAAGATTGAGCTAAGTGACGTGCATAAACTTGACCGATACGAATATGGTCACCATCTTCTACAAGTACTTTAGTCAAGGCAAATGCCAAGCCATATACTTTGTATAGATAGCGTTTCAAGAACAACACACCACCTTGTTGGTACGTTACTGGTGTACCGTCAGGTAGTTGTGGTGCTGCACCGAAACCATACAATACTGGTTCTTCATGGTAATTACGAGGAATACCGTCTTCTTCACGGAACACACGGCTCCATTCATCGGCACGTTGATCATAGACTCCATCAAAACATTCGTTAAGAATTGGCTCAACAATTGAGCGAAAGTCCGTACTACGCATTGGGGCTGCCATATTATTAGCTCCTTAATTAAGCAAATGCGGTGAATGCACCGAACATTTGTGAGTTACTATTTACGACACGAACAATAACGTAAGCGTCGCCCCATGCGTTATCTACATATGGAGCTAAGTCCACAACACGCATTTGACCTTGAGCAGAATTACCAACAGCTGTAGAAGCACCTAAAGTTGCTTGTGACAAACCAGTAGTGGTAGAACCAGAAGTTACATTGGTAAATAAATATTCATTGCCAATTGTTGTTTGAGCCATTGTTGCATCAGCTTGGATTTCATAAACGATATTATTATCATTATAAAAGTAAGCGACGCATGTACCTGCTGTGTAAGCAGTACTTGCAGGCCAGTAGTTTGAAATACGAGCGCGACCAGTAGTATCTGTCCACTGTACACCAGAGAAAGCACCTGACCATGCAGCGTTTGTGCTATTTGCAGTTACAGGAACGATCACACCTGCTGACGCTGAATAAGCGACAGGTTGACCTTTTAAGATGTTGGTTGCATAACCAGAAGTAATACCGCCTGCTAACGCCTGTGCACGATCCAAACCAGAGGGATGGAACGCAGGACGCAAGCCAAACGGAGCATTAGTTGCTGACATAATTGTCTCCTAAAATTGTTAACCAGAAAATACTGGTGTTTTATTTGGTTGCTGTTCAATAGAGCCAAATCCTTCGCCCTCAACACCCATTAATGAACGACCACTACTGTCACGACCTTGAAGGTTTTCTAATTGGATTTTGATCTTCTCTGCTTCTTCACGAGGTTTGTCGTGATGCATATGGGTCATAACCTCTTGGAAAATTTCCATTGGTAATTTAAACAATAGCATCTCATTACATGAGATATAACCAACATGCTCACCTGCCTTCACTCTATAATCTTCATAACCTGGTAACTCTTCAGACTTAACTGGAACGTACCCTAGGCGAATTCGTTTATCGATTGAATCATAGCTGTTAGTTGTTGAAAGCCAACAAAGATGCCACCCATCCATACCAGGTAGCTTTGGCAATGCTGATTGCGTCCATTCCTCGCTCCACATTTTCTTACGTTCCTGCGTAGAAATGAACTTTTCTTCTGGTGCAACTCGACTAGCTTCCCCGTTTGAACGGTCTTCGCGTCCTGTAGCATTCAAAGATTTTTTTAAACGTGATTCCATAATGTATTCCCCTTAGATTAGTTGTTGCGACCGTTTTGGCGGTCGTATGCAATGAATTGTTGAACCATCTTTGCTTTTCGTTCAGGATTTTCCCATGCACCAGCATCCTTCATAGCTTTCACACGATCTGGTGAAAGTATAAATTGTGAACGGTTATTACCGCCATACGCTGATGATGCTTCTCTTCCAGAGCTACCCACAACATTCCTTGGTCGTCTGACATTACGGGAATCGTCGTCATTACTGCTATTATATCTATGAGGTAATTCTTTTTGCAAACGGCTATCTAATTCATCCCAATAATCAGGATCAGTAGCATCCCAGCCTTGTGCTGCCATTAACTCATCGATCTTTTTTGCCACTTTACTATCTGTATCATTGTTAGCTGGATTGTACCAATTATTGCGTTTCATCCATTGCGATGCTAATCGTTGCACACTAGGATCAGAAGAATTGTTTTGCTCTGTTGGTTTTCTTAATTCTTTATCTGCCTGATTACGTAAATATTTTAATTCTTTTACTTCTTCTTGGGCATTTTGCCAAAGTGTTTGTGCATCTACTACACCTTGACCATCATTAGCTTCAGTCGCTTCTGCAAGTTTCATTTTTGCATATTCAAGACGGACACTAGCATCTTCAATATTTTTATCAATACGAACAATGTGTTCTGATTTAGTATTACGCTCTAATTGATTAAGACGTTGCTTAAATTCTGCATTTTCACGTTGTAAAGATTGCAAACGTGCATCTTTTTCTTCATTTGTTTTGCGAATAAGGTCTTTTTTAGCACGACGACGGTTTCTTTTAGCAGCTCTAAGCTCTTCATCGTCATCATCATGGTCTTCATCAGCTGGATCAACTACTTCACCACCTTCTTTTGCTCTTTCAAAACCATTTTGCTCATTAGATGGGTCATTTAAAACCGTACCTTCTGGCAAATCTACTGTAGCAGAACCATCTTGTGCTTCTACTACTTCTAATTCTTTATTTTCAGCCATTTTTTAGCTCCTTATACGAATGTTTTAAATGACAGAGGGTTATCGGTAACCTCTGCAATTAATTCATGGTCATTAATTGTCATAAAAAGTACTGGATCTTCATCTTTATCAGAATTAGAAGTTGTACGTTCCCATCTATCACCACCCCAACGAGGCACACGAACAAAAGTACCAACAGTTGCCCATGATCCTTCAGGCCAAGGTTGCATTGTGTCTCTATTTTTGTATGCTAATGGGCCGACTGATACAACTCTACCAATCATGTTGTTCCACTTTTCATTTTCTTTGGTTTCGTCAACAATATAAATCATTCCTGATTTTTTTTTGATACGACGCAATTGGACAATTACACGGCCACCGTAAGGACGTTGACCAGGGTCTACATCAGGAAAAGCCCAAGCCATTTCAACTGGATCAGGCACTCCTTCTGTACCTACAATAGTAGGGATTTTTTCTTTCTCACTCATATTTACTTCCTTCCACACCATATCTCAGGTGCATAAACGCACTTTGCAGTGCTAAATTAATCTAAGTTCTTCTCTTCTTCCAACATATTGTCAATCATATCAAGAGCGTGTTGCAATCCTTGATGTTCACCAACCATACGCTGATACGTCTCCCAATTAAATGGTGTGCCTAATGCAAGAGAAATTTGCAATTCGGCTTGTCGTATCTTTACTCTATGAATTAATTGCTCAATCATTTATTCTTTTTACTTGCTTGCGATAAACCACCAGACTTAGAACCAGATGAACTGCCACCTTTTGGTGTATAGCTTGTACCATCTAGTTTTTCGCCTTGGGCTAAACGTTTATGTTGTGGAACATTAATACTTTTTTGTTCTGCATCAGATGCCATTTGGAACTCCTTGTTGAGGGTTTATTGGGGGTGTTGCCACAGGAGTTTGTGCCTGTGCTTGAGCTTGAGCTATATTTTGAATAGTCTCATGCGTCAATTCTGCGTTTTTAATTTGAATCTTAGTTTGATTATCCAATACAGCTTTTTGCATGTCTTGAGACATTTTAGCTTGAGCATTTTGAGCATCAACTTGATCTTTTTGAGCTTTACGTTGTGTTTCAGCCGTGCTTGTATCTTTAACCACTTGTGCATCTGGTGGTAATGGTGGTGGCGCATTTTTAGATTGAGCCATTTGAACAAGCTTATCAAATGATGGCGAAAATTGTTGAAATACTTGAACTGAATCCATCATTACATGGCTACCAATTGTAGTGTAAATCTTATCAATTGATGGTGTATAGTTTGGATCTTCATAATCATCTACAGGTTTGCCTGTAGCATCTTCTACATAGCCATTAGAACGGTTTAAATACCATAAAGTCATATGTTGTTTAATATGCTCAATTAAATTGTTCAAATAAGCTGGATCAGCAAATTGAGATTGCCCAAAGAATGGATTCATTGAGAATTGTAAGTGATCTTGAATATGAGCAATATGATCTTGTTGTACATAAGCATATGCTGTTTGACCAATAAGCATAGCTGCGTTTTCATCTGCTGATGTACGTTGTTCTGGAGCAGGAATGTCAACCATGATGTCATTAATATTTGGCACTTTCATTTGTTTAAGTACACGAGCAATTACTTTGCCAACATTAAACTGTTGTGGATAATCTTTAGCCAATGACAGCACAGCTTGGTTTTGAGCCATGCGTTGTGTTTCAGAGAAAATGTGTGGGTCAGATACTGGCTCAACATCAGTGTTTTTACCAAAGTCCTCACGAGTTATTTCAAGGTCAGTAATAACATCTGTTTTTTGCATATCATCAAAATGCCAACGATTTAAGCGACAGATAATTTTAAGTACACGAGCTTGTGATGCATGCAAACGAGCATGGATTGATGAGTAAACTTGTGAACCTTGTTCAATCAATGCTTGAGTAGTGCCAACAGGAGCTTGTGCGGTCACGTCAGCAATCTTTTCTTCAGCAGTTGTTACTACGCTCTTGGTTGCTGTATCTAAGAAGCCTAACAGTTGGAAAAGAACTGCTGAAGGTGGATTAAATGGCATAGGCATAGCAATTTGCCTAATATCTTGTACACCTGGTGCGCCTTCTATTTCTACAATTTGCGTGACATCAACTTGTTGGCTTTGACCAGATATCTTTGCACCTTTAAGTTTAAGCATAGTGGCAGCATTATTAATATGCGCACTATCAAGCAAAGCACGGAGACTTCCAGTAAGCGCAGCACTAAGACCACCTATAAGATGTGGTAATCCGATAGCATAAGCACC